CCAACAATATGTAGTAGTAACATTATCTGGGTTACCTGTTGCATAATGAATTCCTTCGACCAGTTCAAGTTCATATAATTGAATTATTGCGCTAGGGTTAGGTTTTTGTAATTCACTAATATAGGAATCAGTCATGGCTCAAATACTTCTCTAAATACCAACTCAATATCATTTAAATTAAAAGAAGTTATTGTAACGCTTGGATTTTCACAAACCCATTTACCAGTAGCTCCATAAGGTGGAGTCCAAGTAAAAGCTTTTGCACCATTATCACCTTTTGCTGGATCAGCCAAAAAATTTAAAATATTAGTAGTGACTGTATTTGTTCTTGCTTTAAAACTTAAGCTATAAGTTCTTCTGGTAGAGTTGATACCTCGCTTAAGACGTTGTTCGTAACCATCCCCCAAGTCCACTCGGATAACATCGTTGTTTACAGTAAGTTGTGGCGCATAGCTTGGAGAAACGTCAGACCCAACACTAGAAGAATCAAAAGTTGCCATTATGTATAAAGAATCCCTCCAGGTCGTTTTTGTTTAATAAGCTCGGCTTCTATAGCAATACCTATCATTTTGCCAAGCTGATTTGCTTTCATTGTATTACCGTCAGCAGATGTGCCACTAGCATTAACAGTTACGTTAACAATATTACCTCCTCCTCCAGTAGCTTCAACTCCCAGCTTTCCTTGAGGTGTACGTTTAAGTGGCATAATCGCTTCTGGATAACCAGCTTCAGCCATCAAACCAACACCTCCATTAGCAAAAGGAAATAGAGTTGGTTTTCGAACAACTGTTCCACCTTTAGCAAAAGGCACTATGCCATTTTGTCCATACACATTTCCTTTTGCATTAAAGAAATCATCACCAAAGATTGAACTGAATAACGGTTTGGTGATTGCTTGTCTGATAAAAATTCTTGTTAAATCACTAATAACAGAATTAGCAAAATCACGAAAACTTAATTTACCTGTCATAACAAATTGGACTAACGCATCTTCCATTTTCATAAATCCATTTACAACTGTATTTTCCATCAGTAACGCAGTACTCTCTAACTCTTCTTTGAAATTCTTTAATGCCCCTGCCTTTCCAAATTTATTTTCAGTACCATCTCCTCCAAATGCTCCAAACAATACTTTTTCTCCATCAAAAGTAACAAGATTTTCTTCAAACACTTTATTTATCTCGTCAATTCTTGCTTTTAATTTAGCTTTTTCTTTTTCACTTAAATTTATTGGAATGCCTAATTCCCCTTGACTATATTTTTTGCCCGAATCTAATTGCTTTTGTAACTCATCTCGTAAGTTCTTAAGAAAATTAGCTGAACTTTCACTACCTGTTTTAAGACCTCGTACAGCATCATCAAATTTATTTAACTCTTTAACAACTTGTTGAATAAGTAAAACAGTTCCAAATGATATAGCAAAAATTGGATTCTTTAACATTGCTAAATTTAAAATTTTAATTGAAGCTGCAAGTTTTTTCACTGTTGCAACTAACCCTACTAATGACAACCCAATAGTGCTTATTTTAGTAATTAAAGCTGCTGAACCAATTGCAATTACAAGACTTAAAATTTCTTTTAAGTTTTTAGCTAATGTTTGTAATAAAGGCATTATTATATTTATCCCACCAACTACTGTTCGACCAATAGAAGCTAAAGTTGGAACAAAATCAATTAATAAATCTGTCATTATATTTTGGAACTGTGCGCCTAATGGAACTAATCCTTCTCCAATAGCAATTTTCAATCTATTTTGTTGTATTAATAATCTTGCCCCTGCTTCTTCATCACTTGCTGCAATTTTTTCTGCTGTTTCTGTAAAGTCATCACCTAGTAAAGTAATAAATTTACTTAATTCTCTTAGACCAACAGTTCCTTTCTTAAGTGCATCTTGTAAATCAGCAGTTGTTGCATAAATATGCTTGTTAGCTTTTTGAAACTGAGTAACGGCTGCTGGAAATCTCTCGCCGAGTTGCCCGGAAAGCTCTTCAGCCGACACGCGCCCTTTTGAAAATATTTGAACAACGGCTGTTATGGCCGACTTAGCATCTTCTGCCCCACCCGCTGTAGCTTTAATAGCTGCATTCACGTTAAGAAACGCTTCGGTGGCATTATGTATATTTCCACCAGCACCTATTACCGCAGCGGATATTCTGGTAATACCTCTTATGGCTACTTCTTGTGGTACGTTCAAGTCGTTTGTTGCTTTTGCAGCAGCAGCTAAAGCTATTTGATACGACTTTTGATCTGGAACTATATCTCTTAGAGCTATCTTTAATTTGTCTAATTGTGCAGTATATTGAGCAGCCCCTGATATTCCACTAACAATAGGAGATGCAATCTGACTAGCAATTAATCCTCCAGTAAGAGTTCCTTGCTCAAAATTACCACCTGTCATAGCAGCACCAACACCACCAACTAAACCTCCAGCAAATCCAACACCACCACCTACAAAAGCTGCCCCTGCTAATCCTCTTATACCGCCTAAAATATTTTGTTTCTGAGAAAGTCTTCCTAATTGTTTATCAACTGCTGCTATATCTCTTGTTAATTGTTTAAACCTTTTGCTACCAATTTCAACACCATTTCTAAGAGTTTCTAAAGCTGCTCTTTGTGCATTTAGAGAATTGACGTTTTTACCTCCAGCCTGTGCAGCAGCTAAAATATCTTTTCTAACTTTTGAGACAGATTGACCTAATCTTTGAAACTTAGAATCAACTTGTGATAATCCTATTTGTTGGATTTGTTGAGCTAAGTTGCTCATCGGTCTTAGCTGTGCATCAGCACTACTTAAAAACGCACGGCCACTTGCAGCCATGTTTGCTCTATTTGTTATCTCAGTTGCACTTTGAGAAAAGGCTTTAAAGCCAGATCCCATATTTCCTCTAGCTTGATATTGTTTTCTTGCTGTAACCCCTGCACGACCCAATCTAGGGTTGCTCATCTCAGATGCTACATTCTTGATCGCTACTCCTAATTCGTTATATGCAGCACTACCCATTGCGACATTACTACGCAATGTTGAAAGCAAATTAATTTGAGCTTTAAACTCATTTTGTGATTTGAATTTAGTTGTATTATTTATTTCTTGAGCAAATTGCTTAACTTCATTTGTAGTAAGTTTTAAGCCTTTAGATAAATTATTAAAATCTTTTCCAACACTTTTGAGTAAAGGGAAACCCTTCATCTCAAGCTGCAATAGAATCTTATCTATTTTTTGTGCCATTACTTTTTACTCTCCTTATTTATCTCTTTAAGAGCAGCATTCTCCATGATCCGTAATCCTTCTAACATTTCTTCTCTATCCTCAACGTGATAAAGATCAAAGAGTCCTCCTTGTAATAATAATACCTCATATTTTAATCCTACAAACCCTCCGAAGGAAGTAGACCATTGTGTACTCATTCTAAGAAACATTTGCACTATATCCCAATTAAAATCATAGACTTCATAATCATTATTAATTTCTTCTTTCTTAGGCAATTTTGATTCATCTACTCCTAATTTTTTTAATAAATCAGCAGATGTATCAATAACTTCTTTGCTACCGCCAGCCCAATGAACGGCAGCACCTCTTAGTTTTTTACTTGCAAATTACTATAAAAATCTCTATAACCATCTGTTATTCCTTTAACCATATCAGGATCTTCAGAAATTTCTAATAATTCTTTTTCTGAGAATGGAATATCTTTCCCATCCTCATCGGTATAGTCAATCCAACCAGCAACAACCTTTTTTAAAGTTTGCACAGGATCTAAAACTTCTTCTTCAAACTTTTCAAGCTCTGAAGTCTTTAATCTAATAAATTTAACTGTAAACGTAATTGATTCAAATTCACCAATTTTGTCATCAGAAGGTTTAGTGACTTTTACAGGCCAAGGATAGACAGCAAGTTTTTTCTTGATAAATGCCATAAAAATAATAAACAAATATATACCTTCTTATTCTAACTACTTAGTCAACAAAAATCTAAGTATAAATTAGCGAAAATTCATCATTTCCAGATGCACTTGGCACTAATGTGTAAGGAATCTCCATTGTTAAGATTCCATCAGAATCTCCATAACTAATATCACCAAGGTCTGCTTTGGTAGAAGTAAGTTGTACTTTATTACCAGCAGCACTTCCATGTAGGAACGCTAAGTTTCCTAATGTGCCATCTGTTTGTGCAGCAGTAAAGAAATCCTTTACACCTGGTTTTACAGCATCAATAACAACTGAACCATTAGTTGCCCTATCAGTGAGTAAAACTTCTTTAGTACTTGAACTTCCGATTACTTCTCTATATACAATACTATTACCTAAATCCATTGATAATGAATTTAAACCAGCTTGATGTCCATGAAGGTTAAAACCAGATGTATTACCAGCTTTAAATAATAATGGTGTTGGTTGATGGTTATAAGTAGGAGTTGACATTGAAGACAAATCTATTGGGGTTTCGTAAATCCCGGTAAAAGAAAAGTTTAGCTTCGGAATTTCTCCAACGGATGCTTCTAATGCAACATTTCCTCGACACCCTCGAATTTTATGTAGGACATTCTCATTAGTTGCACTACCACCTATTTCTACAAACATAGCAATAGAGCTAAACGCTGCACTTACTGGGGTGTATGTAACAGATGTTCCCGAAGCGACTTGTTCAGCTAAACCACACGCAAGTAACGCTTTGGAATAGCCAGGAGCCGTACCAGCTGCGCCCGATCCTACTAATTCAACTGAAAAAGAAACTTCTACTCTTGAGTTTGCTAATAATTGTTCTGATGCACCTAGATATGGTCTTACATAATCTCTCGAAACAACATCACTAGCTATTGGAGTAACACTCAATTCAGTTACCAATACAGCATCTGCTCCAGTAGGAGTAGTACTATCGTTGTAACTACTTTCTGTCTCAATCAGAATCGACTGTTTCCTTGTCTGTAGTGCCATCAGTTGTTACCTCTGTTTTAGTTTGAAATGGAAGTGTTTGCTTGATAAGCTTGCGTTTACCAGTTTTTGGATCTAGTAGGTAACTCCCACCTTCTCCAGGGTTTTCATTACTCATTGTAATAAAAAAGTAGCATATAGGTATATCTTATCTTGTAATTCATCAAGTTAAATTATTGTAAGCACTTCTGTAATCAATTTCATACTCACAAGTTACAATCCCTGCTGGTGTATCAGCTTCTACAGCTTCAAAAGTTACTGTCGATGGTCTTACATCTATACACAATCCACCTAACGTAGGATCAGTAACTATCTTGGTATGTAAACTTTGCACGGTTGCATCTGCTTTAGTATCTGGAGTTTTATGTCTGACAATAACTATTACTCTAATTCTTAAAGTCCAATTCAAAATATCTATAGTTCCATTACTAACAGTTGGGTCATCAGTAACAAACTCTAAAACAATACTTGGTGTCTCAGACTTAGCTAAAGCTGACACTCTATTTCTATATATGCGAGTTCCTACTCCTGTAGTACCAGCTAACTGTGTTTTTATTTTTGCTAATATTTGTTCTCTTTTAGTTGTCATTCGTCTTCATCCTTACTCAACATAATTTTAGAAAACTTACCATCATCTATTTTCATCATAGTTCTTACTGAATATTCTTCACCGTTTACTTGTATAGTTTTATCAAAAACAACTGTAGAGAAATCGCTTGTTTTGACTAATAATTCATATTCAGTAGTTAAAATTCTTCCGTCAACTATAACTTCATCAGGTTGATCTAATTGACCTATATATGTGTCATTATCGTATATCACTTCATCAGCGAAGTCAGAAAAGAATACATCTAACTCTTCAACAAATGCCATAAGAAAAAGCCCCAGTTAAGGGGCAATAATTTTAACCGTACTTCTTAAGACCTAATCCTGTTACAGATAGATCAAATGTAGGAGAAGAACCACCAATAGTAAACTTAACTCTTACATATCTTTTGCACTCATCAGCACTAATAGATAGTTTCTGTGATGATGCACTTCCAGTTACTTGTGTGAAAGCTGCTCCAGACAATGCAGCAAAAGTTGAATTGTCAGCA